TTGATAAAAAACTAACGCCAATGTATATAAATCAAAAGAATTTACTGCTAATTCTAAAAAATCATGATAACTATACTTTTTATTGTCTTTTAAATACTTACATTTAGTTGATAAATTATATCTATGAAAATTTCTACATATATTTTCAGGAGGCCAATAACTATGATCAATAGCAAAACCGTCACTACTTTTTTTTGACAACTCTATTGCTCGTGTTTTTTTAATCATTAAACCAAAATCAATGTATTTGATTTTACCATTATTAATATTATAAACAATATTATCTGCTTTTATATCTCTATGTAGAATATTTTTAGTTTTAAAAAATTGTAATCCATCTAATAAAGTAATTAACGATGTTAAAAAATAATGCTGTTCTTTTACTTCTGCTTTTTTGAAAATATTTACTACAAAATTAGTAATATTTATACCTCCATCTTCATATAATAACATACTATGATGAGATTTTTTTTTATCTACATTGTTTATTAATGGATTTTCACATTGAGTAACACTTGATATATAGTTATCGTCTATTATTGGTTTGCATAGAATCGGTTGTGTAATTGCATATTTTTCTAAACCTTCAATTTTTGAAATACTTTTATATTCTTTTAATTCATTGGTTGCTTCCCTATTTACCATCACTTTTGAAACTTTGTTTTCATAAGTGTTAATTTTTTCTTTACATTTTAAACTTGGCTTAAAAACACATCCATATGTCCCTTCTCCTACTTTTTCATTCATATTTATATTATATAAATATTTTATATAATATAAATTATATATGAATATTTCAATATTAAATAATATTTTTGATAAAGATTTTTATTATTATGATTACAAATTAAATAATGGAAGGTTAAGTTGGTTATTAATACCTTTAAGTTATTTAATTTTATATTATAAAAGTTATATCAAATATTTTAGTTATGCATTTGTTGTTATTGCAATTATTGGTATAGTTGATACAATATTATTAATTGAAAGATATAATTATTTTCTTTTAATTAGCGCATCGTTAATATTACACGCAATTTTATTATATCCATTAACAAATATTAAGAAATATTTAAAACTTAATATTAGTAATATTGCTTTAGCATTTTTAGGTATTGTTACAATATTATATTTACCATATTGGCCATATATTTTACCAAGAAGCACAATTATTATATTTTCTATAATAATTTATATTTTCCTATTTTTATTATATAATTTTTATAAATAAATCATAAATCATAAATCATAAATCATAAATCATAAAACTATTTTTCTTCTATATTATTATTTTCTTCATTATAAATATTTAATGTACGGGCACTCGCATCATTAGAATCAATAAAACGTGGCATCCAATAATATGGAATCAAATTATCACATCCCTGATAATGTTTATTATAAATATATTTATAATATGCTTGTTCATATGTAACTGGTTTTGTATTTGAAAAATTCATATGTTTATAACTTTTTATAATATTATCTAATTCATTATGCAATTCTTTATTAGTTTGTATTTTTTCTTTAATAATTTCAAACCATGAACGTTTTAAAGAACTTACTCCATCACTAAATGCTTCTTTTGTTCTCCATAAAATTTTTTCCGGTACTAAATCTGGCATTAATTTAGAAAACGATTTTCTAATTAAATATTTTTCACAATTATTTATAGTAGTATTATAACGTAAATTTTTATCTATAGACAAATAAAATTCAACAAATTGTTTATCTAAAAATGGTGTTCGTGGTTCAAGACCATTTGAAGAAATAGATCTGTCACTACGTAAAACATCAAAATTATAAATATCATTTAATAAACGTTTACATTCAAAATCAAAATCTTGAGAACACATACATTTTTTAAAATATAAATAACCACCCATTAATTCATCCGCACCATCACCATTAAAAATAACTTTACAATCACTATTTTCTTTAATATATTTTGCAACCAAATAATTACCGACACTTGCTCTAACTGTTGTGGTATCAAATGATTCTATTTTTTCTATAACTTCAGGTATGGCATCAAAAAAATCTTGCTCGGAAACTACAATTTCATGATGATTGCTATTTATATGTTGTGCTACTATTTTAGCATATTTTAAATCTTCTGAACCTTCTAATCCAATACTAAATGTATTTAATTTAATTTCTTTAGCATTGGTAGTATTATCATTATTAATAAAACTATTTACTATACAAGCAACTAAACTGCTATCTAATCCACCTGAAAGAAGACATGCAATTGGTCTCTGTGTTGTTCCTAGTGTGCGTTTTTTTACACATTCCATAAATTTATTTACAATAAGATGATTAATATCATTCATATTATTATTTATTGAATCTAAATTATTGAAGCAAGGAAATGCTATATATTTAGAATAATCCATAGTAAGTTTATTATCTAAGTCAGATATCATCATATAATGTCCCGGTATAAAATTACAAATGTTATTTTTTCTAGATGGAAAACTATATAAACTTTTTATTTCACTTGCAAAACCAATAGAATTATTTTCAATATAATAATATAACGGACGCACACCATATGGGTCTCGTCCAATAAAAAGTAAATTTTTTTGTATATCATATAAAATAAACGCAAATACACCATCTAATAGTTGAATACTATATTCCATTCCATATAGTTTATATAAATGCAAAATAATTTCGCAATCAGAATCGGTTTCAAGAGTTATATTATTATCAATTGCTAATTGTGCAAAGTTATAAATTTCACCATTACATATTAATACGCAATTGTTAATTTCAAAGGGTTGATTAGATTTAGTATTTAATCCATTGATGGCTAATCTATGAAAACCAAAAATTATATTTTTATGATTTTTTAAAACAGAAAATTCAGGACCACGTGGTTTTCCTTTATTGAAATTATTTTCAACAATATTATTGCTTGCTGTATTATTTATTAATGCAAATATCCCGCACATACTTAATATATTATCAAATAATATTTTTAAATATATTTTTAAATATTTTTAAATATATTTTATTATATATTTTGATAAAAATAAAATATTATATTAATATATTATTTTATTATATAATATGAATTATAATGTTACTTTGCAAAATTTCAAAAAAAATGATAACATAAATCATGAAATATATTCACGCCAATTTCCTTCGCAACAATTAAATATGAATTTTTCACCGCGTTCCGTATCTACCAAATATAGCACATTACCTATTTTAGACCATAGAAAAGAAACAAATGTACCCTTAAATAATTATCCAATTTATGATAGTAATTCTACATTTTTTCCAGGAACTTCTAAGCCACATTTTTGTGGTTTTGCAAAAAATGTTGATTTAGAATCAAGTTTAAGAAGTCAATTTTTCGCATTACAAAAAGGCGACCAAGCAAAATATATACCATCATCAGGTAGTAATTTATATGAACATCCAATAGATTTTGTCAATACTAATCAAGATTTAACTAATCATTTATTATTTCAAACACCTAGTTTTAATGATTTTAATCCAAATTTGTCAAATAATATTGGAAATGAAATATTTTTAAATTCTACAAAAGTTCAACTTAAAAATTTATAATTAGATAATTAGATAAAAAATTAATATATACTTATAATCAATTATATATTAATATGGAAATTAACAAAACAAAAGATGCTGATTTGATGCTGTTAGGAAATAAAGAATTATATAATAAGTTAGTAAATAAAAATGAAAAATCAATTATTATGAAAAATGAGTTTATAAAATATAAAAAAGAAATAAAAACAAAGATAAATGAATTATTTACTTATTATACTGATCCAAGTAATAATTGTTTATTTATAAATAATAATAATGAAGATTACAAATATTTAAGTGCATTTAATTCATTTGTTAATCATTATATCGAAAATATTAAAACAAATAATTTAAAAAAAGAAATTCAAAATGAATTAAGTATATATAATAATAATAAAAATAATAATTTACAAGATAGTTCATTTAATAATGACTTTAGTAATGTTAATATAGACATAAATAAAGATTTTTTTAATAAACCACAAAATAAAAATAATACTTTAGATGGGTTTATTGAGAAAAGAAATATTAATATAAAACCAAAAATATTACCCAAAAAAAGATACCAAAAATAAAAAATAAAAAATATATTTATATATTAAAATATTCATATATTTCAATATGGCAAAGCCAACCAATAAAAATAAAAGAAAAAATAAACATCATAATAAAAATAAGACAGCAAAATTTAAAAAATTAAATTGTGCACCAAATAGAGGCAAAGAAATAAATGGTGAATTACAAAAATTGTCTTGTTATAATAATAGTGAATTATTTAATTTTAAAAAAATATGGAATTCTAAAAATCCCAACAATTTAATAAAAACTAATAATCCCAAAAATATTTGGTTATTTTTTAAAAATAATTTAAGTTCAAAATGTTATAATGAACTGTGTTGGATTAAAGAGAATCATATTGGAAATATAAATAAAGATCATATATTAAAAAATGTATTTAGACCATTTTCACCTACTACTTGGAAAGCAAAACCATACGAATGGTTATCAAGTGTTGATATTTTA